CAGATGGCGGATCGTATCGTGGCCAAGGGATTGATGTCCCAGACGCGGCGCCGGTAGACGAATCATATTTTAATCTTGAGGGGCTCACGACGCAGCCATCTCGTTCAGTAGAGATTCCGCGATACACTCCGCCACGTGGCGCTCCGGGCTACATGCAAAGGCTGGCAGGGAACGAGCGCGCATATAATCAGATACTAGACTGGGCCAAAAAGGGCATGACCGAAGAGGGCCTCGTGTGGTACAACACAGAGGCGCTGCGGAAAGAGTTCATCAAAGAATTTGGTGAAGAGGTCGGCCAGAAAAACTACGAAAAATATATAGACTTGGTGGCCGCAACCAGCGCAGGCGCAAAGACCCCAGCAAACGCGAAGATAGCGTCTTATTATTATCAGCAGGCCGTGCGTGGAGAACCGGCGGTTAAGCCGCCAAAGGGCTCTGGATACGGACACAAAATGCAGGCGCTACACTTTAAGAACGCGGCCGAAATATTGGCCGGCGGCGCGCTTGATCCAATAGCGAACCCGAAACGATATACCTTTGGTGAAAACCTTAAAGGCAACTGGGACTATGCGACCGTGGACAAGCACAACGTCCGCGCCTTTGCTATCGCATCCAGAGACCCTGATTTTGTAGAGGCGAGGCTGGCAGACCCAGCCGGGACGCCGGCACCTGATTGGTGGAGCGAGAAAAAATACGGGGCCTGGAACCCAGAGAAGTTTAATCCCCGCAAGTTTATTCAAGAAAACAAAATTAAATGGGAAACGATCCCGCCTACTTGGTTCAAGGAAGCGCCCACGAAAACAGACTATAAGGCCTTTGAGGACCTTAACCGCAGGCTCGCAAAAGACCTCGGGATATCTCCGGCAGCGGCCCAGGCCGCGCTGTGGCTTGGGGCGGGTCAAGCGACGGGGCTTGGATCTCCGCCGGTTGCATTTATGAAGATCCTTGAGGGAAGATTGGCAGAGACCGCAAAGAAGCGCGGAATTAGCCGTGAACAAGCGTTGAAAGATTTTATCCGTGGAAACGCCCCGCTGTTGCAGTTTGGCGGCATGGCCGTTGGGGCTGGTTTGCTTGCCCCGTCGAATGAAGAGGAGAAAATGTAATGCCCAGCAAAAGCACCAAACAAGCGCGCCTCATGGCCGCCGCCGCCCACGACCCAGAGTTCGCCAAGCGCGTCGGCGTGCCGATGAAGGTCGCCAAAGAATTTAACAAGGCCGACAAGGGCGGCAAGCTCTTGAAGAAGGCGATGAAAAAGAAGCCAAAGAGCGGCCTGCTCGCTTGAGCGAGCGCAACCCCTACATCGACGCCCGCAAGGGGCAAGAAGCCAAAGACCTCCTCGAGAACCCGATCCTCGTGGAGGCCTTTGGCGTCTTGGAGGGCGAATATCTCAAGGCGTGGCGAAACAGTAAGCCAGCCGACCAGGAGGAGCGCGAGCGGCTATGGCTCGCGGTCGGCATCCTGGAAGAGATCCAGCGCCACCTGCGCATCGTCGTAGAGAACGGCGCGATGGCCAAGCGAGACATCGACAAGATCAGCGGCAGGAAATAACCCGCTTGAATCTTGCACAATAGATCTATGAGTCAAACCGGCACGGGTACACCCCCCGGAACAATACAGTCCACGCAGGATGCCCTGGAGCAGATGCTCGCCGCCGACGAAGGCGAAAACGAGCAGCTTGAGGCCGAAGCAATGGACGAGGGTGAGGAGCCTTCCCAGGCAGTCGACAGCGAGTCCGACGGCGTGGAGGAGGAGACCACCGAAGGCGATGAGGAAGCCGAAGAGGCGCCGCCGCAGGGCCAGACATTCCGCGTCAAGGTTGACGGGGAAGAAGTCGACGTCCCGCTGGATGAGCTGCTGAAGGGTTACTCACGCACCGCAGACTATACGCGCAAGACGCAGGCGATCGCCGAGGCCAGAAAACAGGCCGAGGCAGAGCTGAATCTAGCGCGGCAGGAGCGGCAGAGATATGCACAGACCTTGGATGCGCTGGACGCGCAACTCAAGTCGCTGCAACCGCCCGAGATCGACTGGGACAGGCTCTATCAAGAGAACCCGGTCGAGTGGGTGAGACAGCGCGAGCTGCAACGGTCCAGGCAGGAGCAGGCGCAGTGGGTGCAGGCCCAGCGCGCCGCCCTGGTACAGAAGCAACAGGCGGATGAGCAACTGAACGCGGAGAAGACCCTAGAGTCTGAGCGCGGGAAGCTGCTCGAGGCGCTCCCTGACTGGCGCGACCCTGAAAAGGCGCGCGCCGAGAAGGCGAGGATCGTCGAATACGCAACCGGGAGGCTCGGCTTTAGTGTCGAAGAGATCTCGGACGTATACGACGCACGCGCGGTGCTGGCCCTTCGTAAGGCGATGCTTTACGACGAGCTCATGAGCAAGCGCGACCAGATGCGCCCGAAGATCATCCAGAAGGCGCGCCCGATGCGCGCCGGTGTCGCCTCTAGCCCGCAGTCATCAAAGGTCACTGCATCGAAGGCCGCTCTTTCTAGACTCGCAAATAGTGGCAGCCACAAAGACGCGGCTGCCGTGTTTGAACAGTTTATAGATTAGGGGTAACACCAAATGTCACAGACCAGCAATACCTTTGATACCTACAATGCAAAGGGTATCCGTGAGTCTCTCTCGAACGTGATCTACAACATCTCGCCCGAAGAGACCCCGTTCATGTCGAACATCGGCCGCGAGAACGTCAAGAACACTTATTTCGAGTGGCAGACGGACTCGCTCGCCGCGGCCTCGACGACCAACGCGCAGGTGGAAGGAGACGACGTCACGACCTATGACTCGACCTCGGCCACGACCCGCATCGGTAACTACACCCAGATCAGCTACAAGACCGTCCTGATCTCGGGCACGCTCGAGAGCGTGGACAAGGCCGGCCGTCGCTCGGAGTTGGCGTACCAGCTCGCGAAGCGCTCTGCCGAGCTGAAGCGCGACATGGAGAGCATCATGCTCACCAACCAGGCGGCCTCGGCTGGCTCTGCCGGCGTGAGCACGGCCCTGCGCAAGTCGGGCTCGCTCCTCGCCTTCTTGAAGACCAACACCGACAAGGGCACGGGCGGCGCCGATCCTTCGTACACCACGAAGCCGGACGCGACCCGCACAGACGCCACGGCGGCCAACCTGCGCACCTTCACGGAGACGATCCTCAAGAGCGTGATCCAGAAGGTCTGGGCCTCTGGCGGCTCGCCGAAGGTCCTCATGGTGGGCCCGGTCAACAAGCAGCGCGTCTCCGGCTTTGCCGGCATCGCGCAGATCCGCAAGGAAGTGGTCGGCAACCGTGCCGCGACCATCATCGGCGCGGCCGACGTTTACGTGTCCGACTTCGGCAACGTGAACGTGGTCCCGAACCGCTTCCAGCGTGAGCGTGACGCCTTCGTGCTCGACCCTGAGTACGCCAGCGTCGCCTTCCTGCGGCCCTTCAACACGATCGACCTCGCGAAGACCGGCGACGCCGAGAAGCGCATGATCGTCGTGGAGTACGGCCTCAAGGTAAACACCGAGGCCGCGCACGGCCTCGCGGCGGACCTCACCACGACCTGATCGCGGTGATATAAACTTGGGGGCGGCGGCAACTGGGCCGTCGCCCCTGAGTTGAGGATTGCATGAATTCAACAGGTAAGCGCCTCTTTGATTTTGACCCGGAGACGGGCACGACAAAATGGTGGCACTACGACGCCGAAAAAGATGAGGCCACGATCGAGACGGTCTTTGAAGTCGGCGACCTGATTGAGCAGAACAAAAAGCAATACGCGGACACGGACGAGCGTGCCCGGTACGGCGAGTGGAGCAGGGTCGCGTCGATACCGATGGCTTTGTTCTACAGGCTAAAGGCAAAGGGGATCATTGACGACCCGGCGGCGATGAAGCGCTGGCTCAACGATCCCGATAACAGATTTTTTCGCACGCGTCCGGGGCGTGTATGAGCAGGTCCATAGCGATATTGGTCCCTGCGCGTGATACGGTGATGACCTCGTTTGCGTACGACATGGCGCGGGCGATGAGTTACCACACAGCGACGACAGACGACCGTGTTCTGCTCTTCACGAGCCACGGGACTCTAATCGCCTCTCAGCGGATGGAGCTTGCGCGTCAAGCACTCGAGGAGAAGGCGGACTATCTCCTCTGGCTTGACTCAGACATGCGGTTCCCGAAGGAAACGATCGGGCACCTCATCCTGCGCAATA